GATGTTGTCGAAAAAGTATTAGTTTTTACTGCTTGAAACACTTGCAACACGGCATTAGGATAAGAGAATCCCGACGAGTTAAGCGTGGCCTTCGTTGACCCGTTAGATTGAAACTGGATAATGCCTGATGTGTCGGCACTTTGTACCAGCCCTGTGGTTGTACTCGCATTTATTGTGACAGCCATTATGACACTCCTAACTGTTTTAACTGCTCAAGCGTTGTGGCTTGGTCAGCTAGTTGGGTAATATCTCTTAGCCGTTGTTTTTCAGCTACGATGGCAGTCGTATCAGCACCCGACTCTAATGCTCTCTGAAACGCTACATCTTGAGCCTGTAATAAAGGTGTACGCTCTGCTCTTAGGCGGTCTTTAGTAATCGCTTTGGCTTTGGTTATATTGATGGTGATACTCATGCTGTGTACTCCCATGCGTTACGGAATGTTCTATTGGTAGGAATGTCGTTACCATTTACTATTTTGTATGGTTTGCCAACAGGCACATCTTTAGCGGCAATTTCTTCAATGGTTAAACCACACTCAGGTGCGGGAGTAAGAACAACTACACCGCCATTATCGTTTGGGTAAATTATTAGTTGGGTCATTTATTTTTCCTAGCGGAATATTGAAATACAAATAATAGATGAATCTTGTGGATAATTCTCTACTCCATAAGTTGATAAACCAGTTACAAAACGAACGGAAGTTGTAGTGGGGGAAGTATCTCCTCGGATAACTGCTGACTCAAATCTAATTGTTGCAGAAGATTTAAGCATATATGCTAATGCGTAATTTGCATCAGGCAAAGCATTAGTAAAATTAACTGTGTAATCACCACCTCCATTATCAGCAACACTTGTTACATTACCACTACCACGAATGGTACAAAACCCACCAGTATTGGTTGTTCCATCAAAGTTAACCCATGCACGACAGCCGTATGCTACTGCATTAGAACCGTACCCCGAATTCATTAATAAATTATTACTGGCGTTTTGAAGCACGACTGTTCCCGATGTAGATGGCAAGTCCAATACAGTAGTACCAGCAACGGCTGGTTCTTGTAATGTAACTGAACCGCTCGTACTTCCTTGAAGAATGATACTCATAGAATTACCCACCTTTGTCCACTTGGCACAGTTACACTTGCGCCGCTATTGATTGTGATCGGGCCAACTGATGCTGCACTCTTATTTGTAGACAAGGTATAGGTAGTCGTTACCGTTCTAGCATTCTCTACAAATACCTCATCACCACCTGCACCGGTTGCACCGCCGCCAACTGATCCCCAGGCAGCTCCACTATATACCTCTGGTTTACTTAATGTCGTATTGTAGCGTATATATCCAGCCGCTGGTGCTGCATCTCGCTGGCCCGTGGTCCCCGTTGGAAGATATGCAGCTCCGGTCGTTGACGATTGCGGTACAAAGCCAGCTCCTGAGACATAGGCTGCTACCCAAGCAGACCCATTGTATAGCTTCATGATACCAGAACTAGAGTTAAAGTATAACGAACCGCCAACCAGGGCATTGCCGTCGTTATCTAAGGTGGGATCAGAAGTTTTGCTTCCAAGGTACCGATCGTCAAATGAATCATAGGCTGCTAACGTCGCATCACGTGCCGATTCAGCTGATGTTGCTGATGACGCGGCAGCCGTGGCCTGATTAGTAGCGGTTGTTGCTGAAGCACTTGCCGACGATGCCGAGCTTGCTGCGTTAGTAGCTTGAGTAGTAGCTGTAGAAGCTGATGCAGCAGCATTGGTTGCGCTTGTCGATGCAGCACTTGCGCTACTTGTTGCACTGGTGGCACTACTTGTTGCACTACTTGCACTAGCCGTCGCTGATGTTGCACTAGTCGACGCACTGCTAGCCGATGCTGAAGCGTTAGTTGCACTGGTTGAGGCGTTACTAGCTGAGGTAGATGCTGCACTAGCTGATGACGCAGCTGCACTTGCCGACGCTGCCGCGGCCGTCGCTGACGCCGTAATTGATGATGGGGTTGGGCCCATCTCAAAACCAGTTGCACCTGCATTTACCACAAGAACCGCATTAGCTGATAGTTCTTGTACGGTAATTCCAGTGGTTGTACTTGTCTCAACAACCTTTACTGAGCGATCAATCTGCTCTTGTAATTGCGTGGCAATCAAGGTCAAGCGGTCCAAGGCACCTTCGTGGGTTTCAGCTAAGAATGGATCACCTTCAACGTAATCTACACCTTGTGTAATTGCAGTAGACCTTAGCATTACGATCTTAAAGCCATTCGTGAGGTTATTATTTAAGGTAACTGTCGCGTATTTTGTTGACGCATTAATCGTCATCGTATAGTCAAAGGTACCTGCACCACCCCTGGTTTGAAGTGTTTGAACGGCTGCAGTAGTAACGGTATAGACGTCAAGGTCGTCAAGACCAAGCACTGGGGCATTAAAATAGAAAGTCGAGGTAGCACCGTTACCTGTTTGTACAACTCGTCTTAGTTCTGTTTGTACTGTCATTGTGTTAGACCCCTTAAACTGCCTCCGTATGGCACCTGTTGACTAGGCGGTATAAAAAACTGTTGATCATTTTCTCTCATTATACGGCTTTCCATACGACGAAGATACCCTGGATTAGCCATTTCTTGCAACTCGTACAAAATTAAATAATCAAGCGCTTGCCGGGTATAAAACAGGTTTATAAACGGAGTATTGTTAATCATAGTGCGCATTACGTTTGCCGATACATCTTCCCCGGTTCTAATGCGAGTAAAAATTTCAGCTAGGTCGTCTACCTGTCCGAACGTAGGACCGGCCAAAGTTGATAAAAATGAACGTCCGTAACGGCTATATTCCCCAAACAGGAAGTCGCCGTAGATACCAAGCCCACCACCTTGGCTCATGGCAGCAAACATCAGCTTAGCATCTTTTTCAAGCTCGCCAGTAAATTGCCGTGGTTCCTTGCCCTTGAGTACGTCTTTGGCAACCATTGAGGCATAGCCAAATAAGGTGGTTCCTGCAATAAGATGGACTAATCCCATAAGATCGGACTTGCCGTTCGCTGCGCCATGCAGTTCGCGACCAAGGCCTCGCCTAATCATCGTAATTGGGAAGGCCTTAAACTGCATAATAGTTCGGATAACCTCACCCTCAATGGTACCGACTTCGGATCCCTGGTTCATGATCGCTCGTTCAGCTGCCCCAGGCATTGGCACGGCGTAATCAGCTCGATCCTGGAAGTAGGTATCTAGGCGTGATACTAGCTCGTCGCGCCCAGCTGAAATATCCTTAGCGGTTGGTTTTTTAGTGCCCTTAGCTTTAAGGTAATCAGAAATAACCTTGTCGTCAAGTTCTTCAATACCTTCACTCACCATATACACATTGCCGTCGTCTGCCTTCCTAACAGCATTCTTTGCATAGATGTCCCATTCAAGGGTACCAATATCATACTGGCTAAGCACGTTAGTTAGTCTCTCGCCTAGCTTATCATATGATACGTTAGCCTTAGCGCCTAGGTTGTTACTCATGATTAAGGCAACGCTAGTGCGGTTAGTGTCGTTCCACCAGCTCATTAAATTTAATTTAAAGAACCGCTGCTGCAATTTAGACATTGCGCCAGGTAAGGTATCTTGCGAACCAAACCTAGAGGTTGTTTCTCCAATTAACCCGTCAAATCCAACGCCTAGCAATCTTGCAATCTCTCGGCGTTCGCCATCCCCGCGCCCTTGAAATAGGTTGGCTAAGGTATCTCCATAGGACTTTAACAAGGGTACACCTTGATAGCGCAACTCAGCTGCTTGGTTAGGAATATCCGTTATTGAGGAAACAACCGCGCCACCAAGCTTTGCCATGTTTTGAATAGAACGATTAATTGCTCCTATCCGAGCTAGGGAAACGTTAGTTGGAATTCTAGTTGTCCCGTCAATTTCTTTTAGCTGGTTAATAAGGTTTTTCTTTGATAGCTGATCAAAGATCTTTGGATCATCGCGGTATTTTATTTTTAACTCAGTAAGCATACGGTCAAAGGTAGATACAGGGTTTGTACCTAAACCTTCCATAAGCGCCGTATTTCTAGCCATATGCTCAAGACCACCTACAACTGCTTCACGTAGGTCTTGGGTACCATACCGTTCGTTGTACGCCATAAACGAGTCTGAATCCTTAAAGTGCAATAGCCTTTCTTGACTCATACGTTTTGCTAGGTTTGATGGACCCTTAAATCCCTGTAAAAAATGGCTTTCATCTGCCGCTTTAAATCTCTTGTGCATTCCAGTACTTAGTCCTAGATAAGCACCTTTTAAAAATTCTTCTACATTGGCCCCGCCAAAGGTTGCTTCAGCATCTAGTTTGTCTGAGATAAATGTTTTCCACTCGTCATAGCCAGCTTTTCTAATCTTGGCTTGGTCGTGCGATTGCCTAAAAATATAACCGGGCCTTGCTTGGATGTAGGACCCAGCACGGTTGGCTCGATCAATCGCAGTCATTTGAAACTTGTGAATTACCTCAGCAATCTTTTGTGCCGTAGGATTGTTGCTAACCCCTGGTTTGCCGTCAGGCTTAATTTGAAATAATTCCCTGGCAATGTCGTCGTCCATATGCCCGTCGCTAAAATGAACTAATAAGTCGTCCTTTTCTAGGTCATTTAACAGGCGTCCTAGATACTTATTAGTCAAGGCCTTACCTTGTGCATCAATGCTTAATTTAGAACCAACCTTGCTTTTAACAGATCCTACCATTAAAGCTTTTAATCCTTCAGCTGGATTGTCAAAGTTAGACAAGAAGTTGTAGTTTTGCGCAATAACTTTTGCGTTGATTAAACTGTTTCGCTTTTCAATGGCAGCTGCTAGGATAGAGTCGTTAAGTTTTTGATCTAGATAGGCGGCAATTGTCGCGTCAAGGTTTTCAGTCTTTAACGCTTTTGTCTTAGTGGTAATAAAGTCATCAATCTCTGACAACAAGTCAGAGGCTTGCTGATCACTGATCTTGCCCTCGCCCGCGGCTTTTTTAATAATGTCAAGACAATCTTGAGTCGCCATACTATAATCCCTTCCTT